CTCTAACTCTGGTGCAATAACGCTCGCACCTGTAATCACACCCAACGCATTAGTCAGAAATAATGCAACAATTCTTCCTGCGACATCTTGAGCCTTTTTCATTCTTGATCACCTTTCCTTAACATGGTTGCCACAAAGTGTACTAGCACGGTCAAACAGGTAATCCATAAAGCCTGCCGCAAAGTTGTTCCAGACAAAGTAAGCAACACCAATCCCGTGCCAGCCCACACCCAAGCGTTCTCAATTAAGTATTCATGTATTTTTTTCATGTACGCCTCGCAGGTGCAGGAGATGGTAAAGCAACAAGGATTGTAGTGCCTGCAATAATTGTGCGCCGCACCGCCACATTCACATTCGAACCTAACGGAACATAAGTACTGAATCCGCTATTACCGAAAATGTTTAGCGTGTCCTCAAATGCTTCCTTAACTTCGTTAGGAACATCAGGGTTGTTCATAGCGTCTGCGATAACGCTTGCCATTGACTCAGAGAGTTGCGCAGGTTCGATCTCCTCGAATAGTTCTTGGGCCTGCTCGCCAGTAATCGCTGTCAGTACCTCAGCAGAGGCAACTAACTGTTCGGCTTGATCGCTTGACAAATCGGCTTCAAGAATCTGCTCCACAACCGCTTGCACTTCCTCTGGAGTCGAATCAGCCAAAGCCGAAAGAGCCTCAACAAACTCCTCCTGCGTTAAAGGCTCATCAGGCTCTATAGGAGGCAGGAAAGTAGCAGGGGGTGTCTCTACCGTGTTTGTTGTTTCGGATGCGTTAGGAAGGCTTAGAACAGGCGCTAAAGAGGTTTCTGGAGGTAGGTTCACGGTTATTACGGGCGCAACGGTTTCTAGGGGTGCGGCTTCGACAGGAGGCAAAGGTGCGGCGGTAATCTGAACGGATGTGCTTGATTCTGGGGTTGGTAGCGGGATTTGTATTGGTGCTGGCGGTTGCGTTGTCGTGGTTGTCGCAGATGTTTCGGGCGATAGATCGATGGGAGGAATAGATGAAGTTGTTTGGGGCGATGTTGTTGTTGTTTGTAGTTCTGCCGTTGTGGTTGGCTGGTAAATAGATGTTGTGGTGGTGCTTGCTGGCATCTCCGTTGTCGTGGTACTTGATTCTGTGGTTGTCGTTTCAAGCGTGGAAGTCGTTGAAGGCGTCAAAGGCTCATTTGTAAAAAACTCAGGCTGGACTATTTCCCAACCACGCCCGTCAATGTTCCACGCAAACATAAAGCAAGTACCGCCACCGTTCTCATAGAACCACGCATCAACGGCCTGAGTTCCCGCATCTATTTCAATCAGCCCTGTCTCGGTAGCCGAACATCCCTGATCTTGCCAAACACCAAACTCCTCTGTACCTATCTTGATTGTGCCACCGTCATCTGATGCAATCCAAAACTCGATCGTGTCGTGTACCGGAATTTGAAGGAAGCCCGTGTAGTGCAGCATGAAGGAATCCCAACCACAATCACCAAACAGGTTCTGCTCATAATCCCAAGTCGCATTGATAAACGGCTCAACAGAACTACCACACAAAGGGTAAGCAATATCAGATTTGGTTGGTGGAATCTCCGTTACTGAATACCCACGAACCAGTAAGCCAACCTGTGATGCTTCAGCAGGCTGTGGTGCAAATAATGCGAACAGTGCAACAGGTAAAAAGATCAGCCACTTACTATGAGAGAAGTGCTGAAATCTCATCAGCAGTCAAACCCAATGCTTCAAGTTTGGCTTCTGCTGATGCTTTCGCTTCAGCCTTCGCTGCTTCTTGTGCTTCACGCTCTGCTTGCTGTTCAGCCCATGCTTGAGCGTCTACTTCACGCTGTGCCAATTCCTCATCCGTCAGTTCTACTTCTGTTGTTACACCTGTTGAACAATCAACTACGAGTTTTGTTGCCATGATATTTTCCTAACTGTTTTTAATCCCGTACAGGGATGCTGATGAATACTGTGCAAAATTTCCTGTAACTAAAGCAAATGCAATAGATGAGATTGCTGTTGTATTTGACCATAAACCAGCAATAATTTCTGAATAGCGAGTTGTAGCATTTCCTTCCTCAACATATTCAAGCGACCATGATTTATTTATGCTTCCGACATAGTTGGGTATATACAGATTTATAGAAGTAAAAATACTAGTGCCAGATAATGAGTTGTTAATTCCAGCATTTGAAATGCGACCATAAGTTCCACCAACAGAAGCAGTCATTGTTGTCTGTGTTGAAGAACTTGCAACACTTCCATTACCTTGCAAATTTCTTGTGGTATATCCAGATGTAGAACTATTAAACCGATAACCAAAAGCGTCATATTCACCAGTATTTGATGATGTGCTTGTGCTGCGCAAACTGCCAACAAGCACAAGGTCTGTGTAGGTTTGTGGAATTGACCCGAACTCAATGCTGGCTGCACCACCAGAACCAACCGTCACCGACTGAATAAGCGTATAAGTATTAGCCATTATGCAGCCTTAATCCCGTACAAAGTGAATACTGAACCAACAGAAAAGTTTGCACCACCAGCAGGTCGCAAGAAAATTGTTGTTATTGCTTCAGGGGTTTTGCGCCATAAACCAACACGAGCAGAAACTTGTGCGCTGTCATTGTTTGACCTGCACAAAACTGTCTTGAATGTTGTTGTGTTTGCGTAGTTCATAATTTGAAAAACATTTACTGTTTGGGATGTATAAACATTTCCTACTTCCATCACATCTAATGATGATGACCTATCTGACGCTGCAGAAGCCCCGTCACCTCGCAATCGTGTTGCAGAATAGTTTGTTGCCGTGTCACCATTGAAACGCAACTCCATGCCTTGTGTGGATGCTGATGTTCCGTTGAACACTAAAATCAAATCGGTATAGGTGGCTGGCACGGAACTAAATGTTACGGATGCAATAGCAGTACCGATTGTTTGTGTGCTGATTGGTTCGTATGTTGCTGGCATAGTTATCCCTTAATCCCGTACAAAGCGAAAGACGAATACTCTGCAAAAGAAGTTGCACCAGTAGTTAATTCAATGCTCGTAATAGCAGAACTATTCATCCACAAACCGCTATCTAAATCAATATAACCGCTACCGTTTGCGTCATACCCACCCAAATGTCTGACAGTTTTGTATTTATTTGTGTTCGCATAATCTAAAACATCAACAACAAACCCGCCGAAAACATTTGCCAAAGCACTACTTTTAGGTTGAACATACAGATTCATGTACGTTCCACTAATATTACTTCCCGAAATAGCAGAAGTACCATCTCCCTCTAAGAAGTGATTTGTGTAGTTGCTTCCAGTGTCACCGTTCAATCTGACCCTAATCGTGAACTCTGCTGTCCCCGTTCCCCTGCTTATCATTCTAAGTTGCAGATGCTTGTAGGTAGCAGGGATAGAACTAAAAGTGATTGTTGCTTGCCCACCTGAACCGACAGTTGTTGTAGCAATAGATTCAAAGTCACCTAGATTCGTGACCAAACCATTACCGACCCAAGCCCCAACCAAAGTCGAAGGGCGTGTGCGTTGCCCTCTCATGCGACCACCAAAGTTGAAGTTCCTGTAGCCGTGAAACTATGAATCGTGTAACCACCTACATAGGTGATTGTTCCACCTGTTGCAACCATGTCGTTGTTTGATGGGTAGCGGAGAACAACAATCCCTGAACTGCCAGAACCGCCACTAACAGTACCGCCACCTCCACCGCCACCAGAACCGAAGTTTGGTGAGGATGCGTTTGATCCAGCACCACTGCCACCGTTGCCACCTGTTGCAGCACCAGCACCACCAGTAGTTCCAGCACCACCACCGCCACCACCAGCGTAAGTGACAGATGAACCTGTTATGAGTGATGCTGTTCCTGCGCCACCTGCACCACCAGTTCCACCGCTTGCGTTAGCACCAACTGCACTTGAACCACCTCCACCACCGCTTGCGATATTCGGGTATGTTCCAGATGCACCGCTTCCGTTACCACCTGCAAAACCCTGACCAGATGTGCCAGAACCACCAACAGAAGCGTTGCCGTTTGACGAACCACCACCACCACCTGAACCGCCTGTTGAACCGTTCAAACTTCCTAGACTTCCACCACCGCCACCACCAGTGGCAGTAACTGTAGAAAAAATAGAGTTTGCGCCGTTCACACCTTTAACTCCAGAAACAGTTGAACCTGCACCACCAGAACCGACAGTGACTGTGTATGAAGTTCCAGTTGTTACAGATAGCGCACCAACCAAGAATCCACCTGCACCGCCGCCACCACCAAGTTCTGAACCACCGCCACCACCACCAGCGATAACCAAATACTCAACAAGAAATTGTTTAGCAGTCCAATCAGAAACAGCCGAACCAACCCTGTTGCGTGTATCCCAACGAAGCGTCACAAACTACCGCCTATGCGGTAATCGCATTGACATAGCCAGTGATCAACAAAACATCTGCCGTACCAGCGAACGCCTTAACGACACGACTGTTTTGCAAGATCAAACCAGCAATCACAAGAACTAAACCTGCTTCTGCAGCAATCGTTAGTTCAATGTTTCCATCTGCAGCCGTAGCAGTTCCATATTCGATCGTCAGTTTGACTGCGCTAGTTGAAGTGTTATTTGCATAGATCCAGATTTCATCAAACACGCCAGCAGTTGTTCCAGCGACAGCAGTGTGAACTGTTACAGCACCAGCCGTGTTCGTTCCAGTGACCTTGATCGGTAGTCCATCAGTTGAACCTGACAGTTTTGCTTTTGTAAATGTTGCCACGCTTACTCCTTAACTAAATACTTGAACTTGAAGAATATCTGCACCGCCACCAATAGCGACCCATGCTGAACCGTTATATACCTGAACACTGTTTGCATCCATGAGATAACTCATCATTCCTTCAGCAAGTGTTGGTTCGCCTGCGCCACCAAATGCGGCGGTTCGTGTTGCTTCATCTGCAAACCGCATCACGGCTTGGTCCATTAGGTATGTATTGACCTGTGCTGCAGTCAGAACACTGCCACTGGTAAAGAGTTTTGCGCCTGCGCCTGCCATAGTGCCTCCGAGTGTAACACTCTAACTGAGTGCGTTTGTCGAGTCCATAACACCAAAGGTTGCGTCATCAAGAATGAATGGATAAACCAAATCTGCTACGGCAAGCCCGAACTCGACAGTGTGCGAACTAGGCGTGATCATATGGCGGATATTCTCAATGCTGTACTGCTTGGTCACGCTGGCTGGAGTTCCGGTGGGGTAACTCCTTGTGATACTTACTACATCTGCAACTTCAAGCCCAGTCAATGTTGCTTGGTTACCAGAACTTAAAGGGTTGTAAATCGTCTGCAACTTATCGAATCTGTATTCAGGCAACTTGTATTTATCGAGCAAATCGGTTGCGAGAGTTAGGGCTGCGGCGTCATCTACTAATAGCAGGCCTGAAAGATTAAGGGTTGAAATCCCATACTCCGTTTGCGAGGCAACATCATTCACGGTTTGATCTGTTCCACCTTCAACGGTACAGACCACCTTGTTGTAGAGGAACTCTTGACCGTACATAACCGACAGGCTGGTGTAAGGGATGTTGCTTCCAGTATCAGAGAAGTATGCGCTCGGAGTTGCGAACGATGCTGCAATACGGTCAGTGAAAGTCAGATCACCATTTGCGGCCACAAAAAAGTAACCCTGTTCACTGGTAGCAACAGATTGCAAATAAGTCAGAATGTTTGTGTTTGCACCAATCTCGAATGTTGCCCCACCACCTAAAGTTGCCGAGCCTGCATCAATATCTCTAGTTGCTGGATAGCCCACTTCAGGTAGATCAAGAATTGTCGAAACCCGTGTGCCAGATAATTCCTGTGTTGGTGTTAAAGCGTTTTCTGTAAATGTATTTGCTAATAGTACGAAGTCATCTGACGCTGTAATAGTCACATAACTATTCTCACTAGTTGCGTTAGGTCTATTCGGCTCATATGAAACATCAATATCCGTAATACGCCCTGTGAACAAAGCGACACCATCGGAAACAACAGTCACTTTTCTGCGTGGTGCTACACCAGAAACACCAAGCACGCTATTCCAATATGGAGAACTTTCGTTGATTGGGTCAAACCTTCGATCACGATTCAGCAACCGCACACTAAAGGTTCCAGCGTTAAAGTTTTGCAACTGATCAGATCGACCACGAGAAATAGAAATCTCTTGCGCATAAGCCGAAACATCATCACCGATTAGCGTTCCGTCAAGATAATCCTCATCGAGTACACCAAGCGCCGCATCATCAAGAGTGAAAGCATTTACAGGAAAACCCAACTCCATGAAAATCTGGATTTCCTCACCCCACGCCATAACCGCCATAACTATGCAACCTTAAGTGGTAGCGCACCATTTCTGCGCTGATATCGAGTAAGCACATCAACTATTTCGTCACCAAGTTTCGCAGGGTCAGTTCCCATTCCGGCATTGATCGTGAGGTTGATCGTCATCCCAGATTGCAAACGGTCTAAAGGAATAATTGCCTCTGCGCCCGCTTCACCAGCAAGCAGTTGTGTTGGCTTCGTAATAATTCCACCCTGAGCCATAGCCAGACCTTTTGCCTTGTATTCTGCATAAAGTTTCGGGAAATCCTTTTTGGCTTGTGTAACAGGCGTACTTGATTTCAGCGCACGAGAGTTCGGATGAAGCCCACGCACCGCTTCCATAAACGAACCGAACAAACCTCCAGTTGCCGCAGGAGGCGGAGTTACCCCAACTTCTGTTTCTGCCGCAGTAGCGTCTGCGGGCTTTACCCCAACTCGTGCCGCTTGCGCTTTTTCCTCTGCCTCACGCAAACGATCAGTTGCCTCAGTCTGGCGTTCAATCGCTTCCGTTACCGCATCAGTAGCATCAACCTGCGCTTTCTTAGCGTCATTGAGTTTGTCGAGCGCCTCGGTGTAGGCATCGCTTCCTTCCTTCGCACCGTTAATTGCCTCATCCAACAAAGTCTCGGCTTCAGTAAGCGCATCAGTTGCCTCAACCTGAGCGTCAGTTGCATCCTTGACAGATAACTTCGCTTCAGCCAAAGAAATCTCTGCCTCACGAATCGCCTGCGGGGAGGATTCAGGGTCAAGGCGAACTGCAGCCAAATCCTTTTCGGCCTGAGTAACAGCAAACACCGAACTCTCAACATCATAACCAGCACGCTCAACAGCGCCCTGAGCCTTACGCAAAGCCAACTGCCTGTCCTTCGCCTGCTTGCTGTTTGCACCATAACCAGCAACCACCTGATTGAAATACGCCTGTGCATTAGTGAGTTTTAATGTTGCATCAGCAAGAGTAGTTCGAGACTTCAACAAAGACTTGTCAGCGTCACGAGCAGACTTCTGAGCCGAACTCATACCCTTCAACGCATCAATATATTTCTGCAGTTTCTCTTTCGCAGTCTCAACAGACTTTGCCGCACCGCCTCCACCACCCGTTCCACCTGCAGCCGTGCTGACAGCGTTCAACGCTTTAACAACATTCTGAATTCCACCTTCCTTTTCACGCATAGCACCAGCAACCTCAGCAACAGAACCAATCTGTTTGCGTGCGCCCTGTGCGGCGCTTCCAATACGCCCAAACTCAACTTCACCAATCTTTCCTATTTCTTTCAGTCCTGCACCAAAGAAGTTTGCAGCCTTGATCAGCAAGTTAATTCCCGTAATGATTCCGTTGATTACTCCAATCCAAGCGTTCAACCAGTTCTCGATCAAACCAATAATGAAGTTGATGACAGAGTTCACAACTTTGCGCACAACCTCAAACTTCAGATAGAGCGCAACGAGAGCAACACCGAGAGCGATTACTGCCGCAATCGTGATGCCAATAGGGTTCGAAAGCAAAGCGACATTAAACAAGTTCTGTGAAATGGTTGCTGCAATAGTGACTAAACGAATTGTTGTAAATGCTGCAGCGAGAGCGAGCAAGATATTGCCGAATGTTCCCATGTTTGTTGTTAGGTTCACAAAGTCACCTGCCAGCATTTTGATTCCAGCACCTAAACCTTTTTCACCAATAACATCAGCAAGTTTTGTTAAATATGGAACTACCTTTTGGACAACGAAGTCTGCAAACTTTTCGATATAAGGAATCAGGATTGCTCCGAACTCCTCAGCAACATTCCCCATAGCGATTTTCATGCGATCAAAACCTGTAGCGGTTGCCGCAGCCGTACCACCAACCTGCGCCTCAACTTCAGCAAGAATGATTTTCTGTGCGCCTAGAACATCGCCAGAAGCAACAAGGGTTTTGATCTGTTCCTTCTGCTGGTCTGTAAAGTTCACACCTGCACGGTTCAGGGCTGTAATACCCTTCACAGGATTGCTTAAAGCCTTACCAAGTTGCATCGCTGCAGCATCGGCAGAACCGAACACACTTCCTAAGTCCTGTGCGGCAATAACAGCACGGTCAAAGACATTGTTGTTCTCGCCAGTCTGATTCTGAATCTGCTTGAAAGTGAGCAACAGGTTTGCTGACTTCTGAATTAACTCGTCATCTACGCCAATCTGCATAGAAAGTTGTCCAGATAATTTTGCAACCTGTGTTGCCGTAATACCTGCAGCACCGCCAGTTGCCTTAATGATCGCCTCAGTTTGAGCCATAACCTTCTGTGACTCATATGCGGCAGAAGCCAACTTGAAACCGATAGCACCTGCGGCGATACCGACACCTGCGGCGAGTTTCCCAACAGTTGCAAGCGTGTTAGTCATTCCCTTGTCGAAGGTACGCAAACCAAAGGTTGCCTTGTTTCCTGCTCCCTCAATTTTCTGGAAATCCTTAATAGCCCTGTTGATTCCCTTGCTGTCAAAG